GGCATGACCCCCCTCCGTTTGATACAATTTTTCTTGCAGTGAAAACTGATCTTGTTTGTATCAAAGCTTGTAAATAATTTGTTTAAATTTATAAGTAGACGTAAACACGTCTCTAGCACGTTAGGCTAGTTGGAATTTGTGAACCCGTTAAAAGAACATATTGAAGTAGAAACTTCAACGACCTATCCGGTCATTGCGGAGTACTTGTACTTACTACATTGTAGTTATAGGAAGTCAACACTTTCTATCCAACAACGCACTATATATGATTTATTAGTAGTAATTTTGTAGCTATTATTATTATTAATCAAAATCACCCATTGTCGTCCATTTACTTTGGACAACCACTATCATCTGAAAACTACTTGTTGTTATATAAAGTAAGGCGTTAGCCTCTTTATTGATCAACACTTAGTGCATATAATTTTCAAGACTTTACAGTTTATTTATTATATATTTATATGGGGATTACTTGGAACCCTAGAATCACAGTAATTTAATATTATTGGATTCCCAAGTGTTTAAAACATGTTGACTAGCATGTCTCGCAGATTAGAAAGTCTCGAGTAGGTTGGTGTCTTTTGATTGAGCCCCCAGAATGAATTAACGATTTGCGTGCACTTACGTTAACTTCTGGCTGGTAACACATCATTTTGGCAGTATCGAAAGTTATTTCTAGAATTTGGAGTTTTTATGAGCAGATGGCCCAACTATGAGGGGCTAGCAATATGTATTAAGCGAGTAGTTGCCGTGTTAAAATTAATATATTTTTTGTTGTAGCCTTGGAAGTACCCTGTCAAGGTACTTGAATTAAATGGATCTACGGTAAATGTGTGCCAACGCACGTGAACGTACCAAGTAAAACCCAAGCAGTTGAATATGTCATATGTTCTAGTCTCGAATTTTAATATCCGACACTGAATCCCGTTTGGCAGCCCGAACATCTTCACTTAAAGAAGAGGTTCAACCAGTTACTACTGGTTTAACAAATAGTACCCCCTTTGATGGAACCCCCGTGACCCTCACGAGTAGTGAGGAAGTACTTGAGTTGGAGAACCCAAGTTCCACACTTTCGAGTGTGAAGAATTTCGTTGACGAGGAGATTGAACGATCGCAACATGGGGTTGCGTATCCTTTCATTAGTGGTGAAAATCATAGTGAAAGTTCGGCACTAGATAAGGCTAGTGCTGAAGTTGAAGATGAACTGAAGAGGATGAATGAGAATGACGAGTTAGAGTATGAGAAGGCGAAATACACATATATGCTTGATGCATTTAATGAAACTCTTGTGATTAATGATGAGAAGAATAGAAGATCACAGGAGAATTATTTAATGAAATTAGGATCATATGATGTAGAAGGTTCTAACTCTGATGAAGAGTATGAAGATAGTTACCTGAGTTTAGATTATCCTGCAGTGAAGAATGATGCTCAGATGTTGTATTTTTATGATCACGAACGTATGGAGTTACTAGATTTTTATGAAAATAATGTTGCCTTGGTAGATGTCGATGTTGAATTGACTTATGTTAATCCTGTGAGATTTACTGTTAATGAGTATTTACAGTTTGTGAATGCTTGTCGAGCAGCAAACTTTGAGGGAGTGTTTCATCAGTATGTAGATAGAAGGTTTACTGAGCAGACTAGATATGTTGATTTTAATATACAAGTTAGAGTGCCACCTGGTGCTCCCGATGTTAGTACCTTGGCTCTAGTTCCTGTTAGATTAGATGTTATAACCAATACTAAAAGGAGATGTAATGGAGGTCTATTGAAGTATACCTTTCATTTTTGTCAAGATCAAAGATATATGAAGATATATCAGATGAGAGAGCATTTTATTATTTTTAGAAATTTGGTGTTAAATTCACTAGATTATATCTTGTTAGAGTTATCTGCCTTTCTTGAGGATGGTTTAGACATTATGGAAGAAATGAGAGCTATTTGTAGGAATATTGGTTTTTATTTTGAACACGGTTTCTTAAGGTGTGAAATAGAAGGTAGTATAAGATATGAACATTTACAAGTTGTATGTGAAGGTTCAGAATTTAATGAAGACATTCTGTCTAACAATATAGACGATAAAGTTGTTAGAAGTAAAGATAGAAGAAAGAAGATGGATTTCGATAGAAATGAAATAACTCAACGTGATATTAACTATATTGTTGGGTTATGTGAATTTCGATTAAGAAAGCAAAAGCAACATCTCCTGTTATTATTTGAACGCACTAATGATTGGACGTTGATAGATGTTTTTAGTGTATTGCCGACTTCTATAACTTTAGTAGAGCGTAAAGGTATAGCTAAAGTTATTAAGAGATTTAGTGTAGATAAGGAGTCACAGAATAAGTTAATTATTTTGATTAAACTTATAGATCTTCCTGTTGAGAGGGAGGGTCCTAAGATCAATGAAGTAATTGAAAATTTGTTTAGTGAAGATGCTATAAGATTTTTTAAAAATTCCATGACTTGGAAGGTTTTGCTAGAGATGATTAGTTTTTGTGTATGTACTACTCATGGTCAGAGAGCGTTGTCAGTTTTGAGATTAGCCACATTAATGCCTGGTAGACAATGGCGTTATTTAATTGATGGTTTAATTGGAATTAATGATGATGAGGACTTTGAGTATAACGAATCCAAAGCATTTTCACCAAAAGACACATGGAAGTTTGGAGATAAGAGAACTAAACTTAATGGGATTTTGGAAGAATTTGAGATATTCTTTAAAAGAGGATGTGTAGATGTGATTCCAGAGGGAGTTTCATTTCTAGATTTAGAACAGAGTTATGTTATTCCTGAAGGTGACGCTGTGCATCTGTTAGAATCCGGTTACATGGTTCTTAAGATGAAGTTAGTAAAATTGTGGACTTTGTTTATAGGGACTACACTTTTTAAAAATGTCCCTGAGGGAGTTCGTATTATGTTAGGTACTATCCAAATGCATATTAGTGATTTCGGTACGATGGGAGAATTTGTAGCAGAATTTGTTAAGTTTGTGAGTGACGTGTCACGTAATATTGCTGTAGCATGGAAGGCTAGAGACCCATGGTTGTTGTTGCAAAGTAGTGAAATGAATTTGTATTTGGCAGAGTATGAAATTTTTAGAAAGATGATGGCTGATAGTAAAATTGATGGTCCTCCTGAAGATTATGATATAATGTTAGAACGAGTTATAGAGTTGATTGATAAAGGTAAACTTATAGCTTCAAAGTCTAAGATTGACATTAGGGATACAATATCTAGTTTACTACATTTTCGTGATGTGATAGAAGGTTATAGGAGCAAGAAAAGAGATAAACCATTTGGGTTAATCTTATCTGGTGCTTCTGGCGCTGGAAAGACGAAGGCTATTGAGACGATCGAAAGTATTGTTTTAGCGCATATGGGAATTATTCAAAAAGATGGTTGTCATATGAATGCAACATTAGATTATGAAGTTGGTGCTAAATATCAACAATATGATAATAATGTATTTGTGTTACACTATAACGATGCTTTAGGTGTTAAAGAAGAGTATATCCAAGGAGAAGATATGGTAGGAATGCTACAGAGAGCTGTTGACACTAGTGATTTGGTGATGCCTCGTGCTGATTTAAAAGAGAAGGCAGATGCTAAGATTTTTCCTAGAGTTGTTGCTCTATCAACGAATGCAGAAACGTATACTTTGGTAAAGTCTCAGAAAGCTGAAAAGTTGAACAGACGTCTTAAGATAGCTCATGTTGAGTTTACGGAGAATTGTAAAGCTCTAGCAGCTAACGAGAAAGTAGAGCCATGGAAGTATTTTGAGACTAATTACAATAAGGATGATTTAGTTTTTATTCAATACGGAGATATGCAAAGCAGTGGTAGTGTAATTAATTGTCTACCTAAGGTTACCCATACCTTTAGTAGTTGGAAGAAATTTTTTGTTTTCTTTGCGATTGAGTATAAGAATTTTAGAGATGTAATTGAGAGAGAGAATGCTACAGTGGTGGAACGTTGTTCTGCTGGAGCACCTTTGCATGGTATTGAGTTACGATGTGCTTGTAATTTGAATACGTATAAGAGTCAATCTGAGATAACTAAGCAAATAGTGAGTCGAAGTGTTCTAGTTGTCGACCCAGTAGTGCGAGAAGGTGTGGTGATGGATTATGTCACCACAGGTTTCTTGTATTTGAGACAACAAAGAAGAGGTATAGGGCAACTTAGTACTTCGCAAAAAGAGTATTATGTAAGAATGGCCATTGACTTATACAACAAAACTGTCTTGTTGAATAAAATAGTGTTGTTATTGTTTATGTTAGGTGTACATCAGTGGCTTGGTATAAATGGGGTTGTTACTCTATTGTTGTTATTAGAGATTTGTTATTATCCTGTTAAGACCTATTATATGAAGCATGTACATGTTGAGAGGGTGAGTATAGCACCTTTGTTGGTGGATTGTTCTTATTTTGTTGGTTTGAGTTGGTGTAACCCATTCTTGGGTTTAGGATGGTTAATTTATTCTTTGAATACTTGTCCGACGTGGAGATATACGTCGTACTTTGTTTTTAAGAATTACTTTTCAAGAAGTAGAAATGTGTTTGCAAAATATCTATTTCAGAAGTTTGGATGGAAGTTTCTATTTAATGATGAGTTGTTCACTTTTGAGATAGTAACTTTATTTACGATTTTAGGTATGTTGGCTTCATTTACTCTAATTAGACAATTGATTAAAACATTAGCTGGCGTTGATGTACAAAGTGTTAGTAAACCAGAACAACCTATACCATTAGTGGTTTTACCATCAAAGGATTATAGAGAGTTAGTTTATGACAATGTAGATAAAGATGTGAAAATTAGAGATTTAGAGAAAGAAAAAGTTAGATTAAGCGAGTTGACAAAGACTACAGTGAATGAAGGTAATATAATTGGGAAACCAGTGAATATTAGTGGAGATATCAAACCTGTATATATTGTTAATAAGATTAATTTGGGTGAAACAACAAACTTGACAGAAGCTCATAGATTGATTACGTTACACTTACCTAATAATGCGACGATATATGGAACGGTAGTTAGTAACCAAACGATTGTTACTTGTTCTCATTATATAAAAGAACCGCGATTAATTCCAACGAATTATAGTGGTTTTTCTATACCTGATGGGACAGTGATTGAGTATGAGCATGCGAATAGGAAAGGAAAGTTTGTGTGGAATAAGTGTAATTATTATCCAAGTAAGAGCCAAGACTATGGTTTTATTTACGTTGGGTCTATAATCACATTTCCAAGTGTGACTAGATTTATTAGTGGTAGTCACCCCTTGCCTGATAAAGTGATTGTTGGTAATGAAGAGAAGAATGTGTATGCTTTAAGATTTCCATACTCTTCGATTGTGTATGGTCCTAGATCGTTTACAAACGGAGATTGTGGACGTCCTATTTGTGATCCTTATGGTAGTTTATTAGGGATTCATTGTGGACGTGTTGGTGGTGATGTGGATGGTAGTCAATCTGTGGGAGCTAGAATTACAAAGGAAGAATATGATGAGTATTTGGCAAAATGTAAGCTGTGTGAGGTTAAAGTTACATCTAATGAGAATTTGTTAGGTAAAGCTTTTCTTCCAGAGGGCATGGTCATTGAGGAAGGCTTGCATCCATCTAGTGATTTTGCATGGGTGCCAATAACAATTGGTGTGTTAGGTCACGTGAGAGGTGTGGCGACTCCAAAGATGACTTGTAGAGCTACAGGCTTGTGGAAATACTTTAACAGTAAATTAAGTGAGACATACTCAAGCCCCAATCCAAAACATGCAAAATATTTTGATGGGGCATGGAGAAGTTTGTACGTTGACAATGTTCTGGCTGGTGAGCTGGATGGTTGTTGTGATGATAGAATTATGAGTAAAGCTATGGATTTTATGACGTTTACTCCTAAGCAAGGAAAGGACTTAGGGTTTGTATCATTACATACTGCCATAACTGGTAATATTATGAATTCGTATATTGCACCTAGAAATGATGAGAAAGGAATAGGGATTTATCTACGTAGTCTAGGTCTTACAAATAAGAGTGCTGTGGAACAGTTGCCAGGAGAAGAATATAGAGTACATCCTAAACTATTGGAGACCATAAATGTAAAACTTAAATTACTAGAAGAAGGTAAGAGATATTATGGAGTTAGCGAAGGTGTAGTTAAAGATGAATGCATTAAAACTAGCAAAGTGAACATGGGAAAAGGTAGATTATTTTTTGTATCTTGTTTAAGTGATAACTTGATAGGAAAAATGGCATGGTCAAATGTTTTGACTGCCATCCTTAGTAACCCGTTGTTACATGATTGTTATGCTAGTATCAATGTCACTAGTAGTTCAGAGTGGTATGGTTTGTATAACCACTTGACTGATTTTGGTAGAAGAAAATTGGTATTGGAAGTGGACCATGTTAAAATGGATGTCCACCACAGTATGATTTTCTTCTGGTATAAATTATATATGAGGAGACAAGGAGAGTATATAGGTTATTCTGATGAAGAGATACGTGTAGGACAAGGGTTGTTTGATAGTTTAGATAATAAAATCAAAATCATCTTAAATACTTTGTTCGTGTATGTTAGTAGTTTGGGATCAGGGAGATTTGACACAGTGGTGGCAAATTCTATTATCTCTAAATTATTATTTACATATATATTTGTTAAATATTATATCGACAACGAAATTCCATTACCAACTATTGCTGAATTTAGGCATAAGTTGAGAATGGCGTTTGTTGGTGATGATACTCTAGTTTCAGTTAGTGAAGACATGACTTGGTTTACAGGTGAATATGTGAAGAAAGTTATGCGAGAACTTGGATACGAAGTTACTCCAGCAGAAAAAGGTGAGAAGATTATTTCTTTTAAGGACATTAGTGAAGTCACATTTCTGAAACGTAAGTTTAGAAGAGATGGTGATTTTATGATGGCTCCTTTAGCAGAAGAATCAATCTACAAAAGCCTTTGTTATGCTACGAAATCCTCTGTTAGTGATGAGGTTAGGTCAGTGCAAGTCCTGGAAGTTGCGCAGTATGAGATGTTTATGCATGGTAAGGAGAGATTTCTTTCTTTTAGTGTTGAACTAGAACAAGTAAGTGATATTAATTTTAAAAGATTCACTTATGAAGAACTCTATCAGAAGTATACTGATAGGGACTTCAAGTTCTGGCAATAAAATGCCTCTCATACTAGTCGTGGTGACTTAAAACAGGCCCGCGGATTGCGTGAATACCCCCTATGGTGGAGATAGGAATTTGGATCAAACCAGATAAACAAATGATTAGAATGTGCATAAAATTGCATTTAGGCTTACGAGCTGAACATTATTTATTTGATCACTTTGGAAAGAAGCGTATCCAAAGAAGCTATAAATTCTTAAAGAGCAATCGAGTTTCAACAACGAAACAATTGCTTGAAGTGGCAATTGTGGGTTAAATACTTCGCAGAATTAAATACAGATGAAATAAATATTAATACGGTGACTCATACACCGCTTGTTGGTTTATCCAATGAAAATCAAATTGAAATAAGTGAGAAAGCGCCAATTAAGATAGAGAATATGACGATGGTTGGTAACTTGCAACTTAAAGAGTATTTTGCAAGACCGATCCTATTAACTACTATAGTGGTTGGTACTTATACTGGTTTACCCTTACCGATATTTTATAATTGGAAGACGAGGGTACAGAATAAGTTAACGGGTTACAAATATTTTAGAGGTTGTTGTAAGATAACTCTGATGTATTCAGGTAATCCAACTGCTACTGGTACTGAGATTGTGGCGTTTTATCCTGAAGTGGCTCCATCGACAGCGTCGTTAGTTGAGTGGAGTTTACCAGATTTCTTTGAAGGAAGGGAATCGTATTGTACTAGACAGTTTTTACAGTTGCCACATCTACAGGTTAATGTAGAACAGAAGTGTAATGAAAGCATTTGCTTACCTTACCCAAATTCTACAGGTACTATATTAATAGCAACTGGTAATGATTGGTATATGAATAGTGTGACCCTGAATCCTGTAGTGTTGAATTCAGGGTTGACACCAAATCCTCTACGTATTGATGTGTATGTATCATATGAGGATGTCGAGTTGTATGGTCCTATTTTTGAGGAAGGGCCCGCAGAAGGAAGTGATAGACAATTGAGTAGAGCACTTCAATTCTCTAGTAGAATAGCTAGAGCTGTTGGTAGTATTTTCCCTGTGGTTTCACCATGGGAGAAGATCCTTAGTACAGCAGGTGATTTGGCCCATACTTTTGGGTGGGCAAAGCCAATTGAGGTGCCTGTGAATATGATGATTACACGAGCGAATACTAATATTTCTTATATGTCTGGGCAACCAGATTTTAGTGAAAAGTTGAGTATGTCCCCGTACTCAACTGTGGATGTTTCTGGTTATAAGATACCGCTCAATTCTGAAGATGATACAAAGATTTTAAGTATCGCTAAGAAATGGGGGCTGATTTGGACCACTAACATAGTTGGAGATTATGAGGTAGTGCCTTTGTTGAACTTTGACTCTAGTTTTGGAGTTAAAAGAGTGTTTACTCCGCTGGCTTATATGTCAATGGGTTTTATGTATTGGAGAGGAACAATAGAACTAAAGTTTGAATTTGTTTCCAATGCTCTTCTAAGACAAAGGGTGGCTTTGTATATTGTGCCTCCTGGTGCAGTGGCACCAACAACATACGTACCGGGTATACAATTATTGACAACAATAGTTGATATAGTGGGTAGAACTGAAGCTATAATTAAAGTACCATATTATAGTGTGAATAATTTTGAGAGTGTGAATTATTATTCAGGTTCTATTAATTATACAAGAGTTGCAATAGTTTATATTGCCCCAACTGATGGACAGGCTGGTACCCCTTCTAATATTTTCCACAATGTTTATATTAGAGCTGGTGATGACTTTGAGTTATGTCGCCCAACTTTAGGTAAAATTAGGGACTTTGTTGTAAAAGAAGGGCCAGTAATCTGTGAAGGTCCAGTTACCAAATTGACAATGGGAGAGGATGTTGAAGATCTTCTTGAGTTGTTTAAGAGACCAATTTACTCTTACAATTTGGCAATGGTTGCAAACACGACATATAGTTTGCCAATGTATGGATTACCTCCAAATGTGACCAGCTTTGGTTATTCCGGAAGTACTCCAATTTCATTTAGTAGTGTACCTATAGAAGCTAGTTATTTAAGTTTTTATGGTGCATTATTTTTGGGTATGTCAGGTGGTATGCGTATAAAACTAGTTAGAGTAAACACTGGTATTACGGCCACTCCCCCTGTTATTATGGCAGGAGTAAATTATACTGGTGCCGGGCAACTAGCAATTGATGTTAATGCGTTGTATAGAGGTGATGCTAAGCAATATTTTACTACACCTGTAGTTGAAATAGAGTGTCCTTCTAGAATTATTGGAAATTTTACTAGCGCAAGTCAGTACTTTTCTAATGAATTTAGAATAGCAAGTTCACGTTTTACTGATAACATTATGGTAGAGGCACTAGGTGTTGCTGAAACACGTCATGTTTATGTGTCTACTGCAGATGACTTCCTTTTACGAGGATTTCTCTGTACGCCGACGCTAGAACTTGTTGTGTAATTTACAGAAAAGAAACTCTCGAGAGAGGATAAATCTCGGACAGGTCAGAACAGATCTGAGGCTTAAGAGTCTATATAAAATTAATTTGAATTTTTATAGGCTTTACGGCCTGGAATTTTGTTCAAATTTAATAATATATGGATGCCAAAAAAGG